TCGAGAAGATTGAGTACGTATTCTCTGTATCGGGAGTGATTGCCGTCGACAAAGCACTGAACGCCAAGATGTCAGCACTCGTTCAGATGGAAGACCGACTGTTCCTCAACCCCTTAGCCAAGGTCCGAAACATTCTGAAGAAGGAAGTAAAGGAAGAAGATCCGCTGGCAGGAAAGGGGTTCGGTAATGTATGACGCTTACCGACGAACTCATTCAATACAGCAAGGACTGCATAGCCGATACTCGGCACGTCTGTCAGAAGCACCGATGGGCGTGCGAACGATTTCTCAAGGATTTAAAAAAATCAGGAACGAAAGACTTCCCGTACATCTTCGACGAAGAGAAAGCCTTGAGGTTCTTCGAGTGGGCCGCGCTTCATAAACACACGAAAGGCGTTCTTGCCGGTGAGCCCATTGAGTTCACTCCGATACAGAGGTTCATCTTCGGTAATGTCTATGGGTGGATTCATCAGGACACAGGACTCAGGCGGTTCCGCAAGGCCTACTGGCAAGTAGCCAGGAAGAATGCTAAGTCACAATCACTGGCAATCGTCGGCGACTATGAGCTGATGGCTCTCGGTGAGCCGATGAGTGAAGTCTATATCGGTGCGACGAAGTCGATGCAAGCCAAGATTATATACAACGAAGTTGTGGCCATGCTGAAGCGGTGCCCGCTTCTCAAGGACAAGTGGCATGAGTCATACGGAGTCATTCGTCATCCGAAGAGCGATTCAATACTTCGGGCCCTGTCGAAAGACGACGGCAAGACGGGTGACGGTCTTAACCCTCAGTGCGGGCTTATCGATGAATACCATGCTCATCCGACCGACGAGATTCTTGAAGTTATTAACACCGGTATGGTTGCCCGACGGCAGCCGCTTCTTTTTATTATTACGACAGCCGGTACGAACTTCGGAGGTCCGTGTTACCGAGTTGAGTACCCGCTCGTCGAGAAGATACTCGACCCGTCGCTCGACTTTGACGTAGCCGATTACTTCTGCATGGTCAATGAGCTTGACCGAGACCAGGAGGGGAACCTTATCGACGATGTCAAAGATGAAGCGTGTTGGGTGAAAGCGAATCCGATAGCTGCGACTTATCCCGAAGGCCTGGCGAACATTCGAAGTAAGTTAGCCTCGGCCCTAGAGAGCCCAGAGAAGATGGAGTCGTTCCTCACTAAGAACATGAACCTGTGGGTCAATCAGTCGGCCATGTCGTATATGGACATGGCGAAATGGAAGGAACGCGGGGCGATTACGAAGATACCCGTCGACACGTACGGCAGATCCGCATATGTTGGCATTGACTTATCGAAGCGTATTGACCTTACGGCGGCGGGCATTATATTGCCAATCGACGTTGACGGTATCTTCAGGTATGTAGTCCGAGCTCACGGGTTTATTCCTGAAGATACGGTCGCCGTTCACGAGAAGACCGATAAAGTCCCGTATCGCGCCTGGGCGAAGGCAGGGTACCTTACGATTACGCCAGGCGACGTCGTCGACTACCGCTTCATTGAGTCGTGGATACATGAGACGACCGACGACCTCGGCGTCAATGTGAAGGAGCTGTGCTATGACCCTTATAATGCGACACACTTTGCACAAGATTTCGAGGCTCAGGGCACTACGACTGTAGAAGTTAGACAAGGGATGCGGACACTGTCCGAACCGACGAAGGCGTTCCGAGAAGAGGCCTACCGAGGGAATATTCTTCATGAACCGAACCCACTTCTCGACTGGGCGATCAGCAATGCCGTAACGAAGCGAGACCATAACGAAAATATTATCCTCGATAAAGAAAAGTCGACGAACCGCATCGACCCGATAGCGGCAGTCATTAACGCCTTCAGTCGAGCTCGAGTCACAGCCGAGGAAGACATGAGCGATTATGTACTGTCCGACGACTTTAGTCTATAAGGAGAAACCTATGACAATAATCCGAAAATATATTGATGACCTACTGCTTATAACGGGCTTTATCTTACTTGTGATAGCCGGCGCATACGTAAGCCCTGTGGTCGCCTTGTACACGGCGGCCGTTGAGTGCTTATCGGGTGCGTATCTTATAAGCTATACGTACGGCCGAAGTAAAGGAGTAGATGACGATGTTCGTTCGTAACTGGATACAGAATCGAGGAGCGTCGGGCCAACTCTTTACTGGCGGCGATAGCGGCACCCTATCGAATCCTGCACAGTGGCTCATCGATGCCATAGGCGGCGGCTCGACGGTGACACCTGAGAAGGCGGCGAAAAACTCGAACGTCTCGGCGTGTGTGTCGATACTTGCTGATGACGTCGGCAAGCTTCCGATTCACACCTTTAACAAGCAAAAGAAAGACCTCGGTATGGCGCATCCCGTCGCTAAGCTGCTGTATGAACGTCCGAACCCGTTCATGTCGGCCTTCGTCTTTAAGCAGACGATACAGGGCCACGTAGGTATCTACGGCAACGGGATAGCTTATATCGAGTGGGGCAAAGACGGATACCCTGCGGCATTGTGGCCGCTCGACCCGGTGAGAACCTCCGTCGCTCTTGACGTGTCGACAGGAAAGCTTCAGTACCGAACGCAGAACGCACGGGGCGACGTGTTCGACCTTCAGCCTGAAGATGTTCTTCACTTTAAGGCCTTTACGAAGGACGGCATCGTAGGCATACCTCCGTGGAAGACCTTAGTTGATGAGCTCGACAGTCAGAATGCGATAAAGTCCTTCATCAGTGACTTCTATCGTAACGGCACACTCTCGAGCGGGGTCCTTAAGACGGCGACAAAGTTAAACGCCGAGGCCAAGCAGAAGATCCGAGAAGAATGGGAAAAATTAAACGCCGGCACGAATAACGCCGGGCACGTAGCGGTCCTTGACGTCGGGCTAGACTTCCAACAGCTTGGAATGCAACTTGACCAAGCGCAATTCCTTGACACCCAGAAGTTCGGCATTACGGAAGTCGCCAAGGTCTATCGAGTACCGCCTCATAAACTGGCACAGCTCGACCGAGCCACATACGCTAATGCTGAAGCGATGGGGCTCGACTATATCAAGACAACACTCTTACCGATATTTACCCAGTGGGAACAAGAAATCAATTATAAGCTCTTTACCGATAAGGAAAGGGCTTCTTTTTATGTCAAATTTAATGCGGCCGCCGAGCTTCGAGGAGACAGTACCGCCCGTGCCGGGTATTACCGGGACATGCTAAACAACGGCATTTACACCATTAATGAAATCCGTGAGATGGAAGAGATGGACGGCATCGGCGCTGATGGTGATAAGCACTTCGTGTCGCTGAACTACACGACTCTCGAGAATCTCGGTAAGCCGATTGACACACCGCCGAAAGGAGGTGAGGGGGAATGAAGCGATTAAGTTGTTTTAATATTCGCAACGAGACGGACAGGTCCGCAGACGTCTACATTCACGGCGACGTTATCGATGATGACGCTAAGGCGTGGCTGTCTGACTACGACGGGAATACGTTCGCGGGGTATGTGCTGCCGGTTGATGTACGAGATAGCCTCGAAGCGCTTAAGGGTAAGGACCTTACAATCTACGTCAACAGTGACGGCGGCAGTGTACCCGCGGGAATGGCCATTGCGAATATGATACGAAGGCACGACGGTCATACTGTCGGCGTTGTGGATGGGTGGGCGGCAAGCATTGCGAGCGTCATTTTGTTCGCATGTGATGAAATCAGAATGCCGAACAACACTTTCCTGATGATTCATAAGCCGAGCGCCGTCTGCTGCGGTGACGCCGCCGACATGCTAAGAGTGGCAACTATGCTCGACACCGTTCAGGACGGCATTGAACAGGTCTATCGTAATAAAGCGAAAGACGGCACGACGGATGAGATGATTCACGACGCGGTAGAAGCTGAGACCTGGTACACGGCAGCCGAAGCGGCTGAGATGTTCGATATCACCGTCGAAGACACCGCCGTTCAGCTCGTAGCATGCAGTAAAGGCCTAGGCTTTAAGGCTATGCCTGAAGCTGTGAAGGCGGCCAAAACCGCCACAGAAGAAGAAAAGCCGACCGACAATACAGACGAACGTATTCGTCGGCTTCAAGTTGAATTAGAATTGCTTAAATAAGGAGGACAAAACCTTGACCGAAAAAGAAAGAGAAATACGCCAGTTAATGGCCGAAAAACAGACCAAGATTCAAAACCTTTTAGCGGATAACCGTATCGACGAAGCGGAATCCGCTACCGAAGAACTCAAAGCGATCCGTCGTGAGTTCGATATCGTGCAGACGATGAACGACGTCGTTCCCGCGGCCGTTCCGTTCGGCGGTACGCAACCGAGAGAAGAATCGAAAGACGTTGACACGACTCACGTATTCGCTCAGTTATTGCGTAATCGCCACGACTCTCTCAGCGATACTGAGTTATCCTTTGCCAAGTCTATGGCCGTACGTAATGCGGCGAACATGAACGAAGGCGCGGGAGAAGCAGGCGGCTTCATCGTTCCGAAGGACTTACAGACGAAGATTAACGAATTAAAGCG